ATGGCGTGCGCCATGTCTTGCGCTTCGATGCTGGTGGTGGTGCTGTTGGTGTCGCTCATGGGTTCTTTCGGTGGGTGGGTGGTGGTTGGGGTGGGTGCTGCTGCGTGGCTGGTGCGGCATCAACCCACGGTGGGCTCGCCCTTGCGGTCGAGAAATGCCATCTGGTTGGGCGGTGCCAGCGACAGCACGCCAAACTTGCCTACGTGCAGCGCGGTTTTGCGGGTGACCTCTTCGCCTGCCTTGCCGTCCATGGTGGGGCGGCTGAACTTGCAGGTGTGCTTGCACAGCACCTGGTGCGTGCCGGGAATCTTCTCGAACGAAAACTTCACGGTCACCTCGCCCGTCTTCTCGTTGTCAATCACGCCGGCAGCCACTTGGCTGAGTGCGGCAGAAAGCATGCGGTCGAACTGGCCGCCGTCCAGATCGGTGATGAACTCGCCCACGTCGGTGGTCGATGCGGTGGTGGATGCGCTGGTAGGTGCTTGGGACATGGTGAAAATCTCCTGTGGGAGGGTTGGGGAAACTATTAAATTGATAGCTACTAGCGCTTGCCCATCAAGCGCTAATGGCCGTTTTGACCAAAAAAACCACCCCGGCCACGCACACCAGCAGCACCAGGGCGATGCCCGCCAGTTCGGCGCGGGTGGGTGGGGCGTCTGCCAGGTGGTGGCCCAGCGCGCCGAGGGGCTCGGGCAGCTCGCAGGCGGTGGGGCAAGGGCAGGGCGCGCGGCCTTGCTGGCACTGGTCGGCGCTGCAAATGCGGTGTGAGCGGCGCGGCGCGGGCATGCAGCCGTTGCATGGCTGGGCGTGGTGCTGGCGGACGCCCAAGGCGTCGCAGGTGCGGGGCGCTGTCATCGCAGCCACCCCAGCAACACCGCCAGCCCCAGGCCGTTGACGATGCCCACGGCCATGCCGCTGTACCAGCCTGCGGCCCATTCGCGCTGGGCGGCTTGTTCCACCACGGGCAGGGTGGTGGGCTTCATGGGGCGGGCGGTCATGCTGCACCGCCTGTCTGCTGCAGGGGCTTGGCCGTGATGGTCTGGGCGCCGTGCAGGGTGATGGCGTCGGCAATGGCCTGGCAGGCTCCGGTGGCCAGGGCGATGTACTCCAGGCCGGCGCAGGTGATGCGGTAGGGGCGCAGGGTGGGGGTGGTCATGCTGCACCGCCTTCCTGTTCCACCACCACCAGCTGCCCGGCCTGCGTGATGCCGATCTGCTCGCCGCTGGCCTCCAGCTGCTTGACCAGCTCCATGGCGTCGTCCTGCCACGCCTCGGCATTGCGCCATGCGCGGTCAAGCTCGCTCTGCAGCCGCTCGGCGCGCTCGTGGGCGGCTTCCAGCTGCTGGTGCAGGCTGACCGACAGGGCGCGCAGGTGGTCCAGCTCCCAGCGCTCCAGGCGCTTGCGCAGGGCGGCGATGGTCTTGGCTTGCGCTGGCGCCGGGGCGGCCGTGCCGCCAAAAGAATTGAAGGATTCAAGAATCAATCTGCGGACGGCAACAGCTGAGCCCTCAAAGCTCTTGCTGTAGATGCCCTGGAGGCCGCTGTAGAAGTAGAAAAACCAGGCGTATGAGGCGTCTGCGGCTTCCTTGTTCGACCAGCACCAGGCTTCTGGCAGGTGGTCTTTGCAGTGGGCAAACAGCAGGGACTGTTCTTGCGGGGTGGGAAGTTCGCCGCCCACGCTGGCGGCCCAGTCTTTTGCGGCCTGCCAGGTCAGGCCCGCTTTGGGCCGCGCGGGCAGCAGGACCAGGTGGTGCTGGTAATCGCCTGCTTCATTGAGCACGATGCCGCCGATGCGCTCGCCGGGGCGCAGGGCGGGGGTGCTGGTGGTTGGGGTGGGGTGCATCGATTCCTCCAGGGCGCCGGGGTGGCGTGATTCGGGTTGTTGAATGGAGTTACTCGCCGCGCGCTTGTGTGCTGCTGCGGCTCTTGGATGGGTGGGCGCCCGTGCCTGTGGCTAGACTGGTGCTGTCAACACAACCAATCTCGCCACAGGAGGGCGCCCATGAAACAAAAACCCCAAATCGACGAAGTGCTGTTTGCGCAAGCCGTGCAACTCGCTGGCGCATGGCTGCCAGTGGCTGGTGATGCAGATGTGGATCTGCGGGACCGCCTGCGCGTGTTTGTGTTTGAGACGTATCAGTCGCTCGAAGCTGCGCGCGTGGAGATTGAGGACTGGCTTGAGCAGGTTGGCCCAGTGAGTCGCTGAGGCCCATCCACCGCGCTTCGCGCAGCCAGGTTGCAGGCTGCGGAATAAAACGCGCGTTGGCGCCTGCCCATTGCGGCTGGGCGGTCATCTTGCATGCCGCCAGCGCAATGCTTTGCTGCAGCTCGGGCGATGGGTTCAGCCGTCGCCAAGCTGCGATTGCCTCAGCCCGGCCCTGCTTGCGCGGGTAGGCATTCCAGAATTCGTTGAATCCGCAGTGGGTGGCGGTGGTGGCTTGCATCGATTCCTCCAGGGCGCCGGGGTGGCGTGTGGGGAAATTCTAGCTCAACGCTAGAAATATGCAAGCTGATAGCTAGATTTTTTTCTGTTGCATTGCGTTACGATGGCGTCGGAGTCTGTATGGAGGTGAAGATGTCCGGTCGTTTTCTTGTTGGGTTAGTGCTTCTTGTCGCAGCCGGACAGGCGTGTGCGCTTAATAAGTGCACGGCGACAGACGGAAGGGTTTCTTACCAGGATGCGCCGTGTTCGGCTGGTGCGGCATCAGCGCAGATTGCGGTGCCGATGGGGCCTAAAGAGGCAGCGGAGCAGTGGAAATTTGCTAAAGAGAAGGACGCGATGACAGGTGTAGTGACCTGTTTTGCGTACTCGCCGTCTGTTTCAACAAATTGGGGGCGTGGTGGTTATTCGTATTCGCTTGTTTACTTGCAGCTGGCCGTTTCGCGTGATGCGGCATCTATGGTGCTAAGTGTTCGAGCAAGTGAATACAAAGATGGAATTTTTCACAACGACATATCCGGCCAAGGTATTAAGCCAGACAATGGGGATTTTTTTCCGCTAATCGAGAAATACGGACAGCGTGGTCTTGGTATTGGTCTGGGAAAGGCAGGGCCTTTGATTGGGGCGCTTCAAAAATCTAAAAGTTTTTCGATGCGGTTGCGTTTTTGGCCGTATGAGAAGCTGCACGATACGCCGCCAGTCTCTCTTGCTGGATTCGATAAAGCAATTCGCTCTGCAATGGATTGCGGTGCAAATTAGTTGTTTGGTGGTCGTTTTGTTTGTTTCGAGTGGAGGCGGAGGGGGAGCGTATAGATTCTTGCGGTGCTTATGAGTGTTTCCTATGTTTTCCGTTATCTATATTCTTTTTCTCCCATGTTGAAACCATTCCGTCAAGATAGGCGTCTATTTCCAAGCGCGCCTGTCTCGGAAGGTCCATAAATCGTTTGTATGTCACCTGTTTAAATGGCCAGGTATTGATTGGCATGATGGCGCAAGAATCTGCGGAGGCGCCGGTATCTTGGGCGATGTGCTGTCGTTCGCTAGGTAGTGTGTTTATCCAGTCGGGCGACCTGTCATTTGCGTAATGTTTTGCGATGGCCTTTGCAAACGCTAGAGTAATTGGCCTTGGCGCCCCATCGCTTTTTGGTTTGCGCTGGTAAATCTGATAGATGTATTCCTCGCTTCGTCCGAGACGGGTTGCCACGGCCCGATAGCCTGCGCGCAGACTTCCAGCCTCTTGAGCTTCCTTGTCCACTATTTCCTTGAAGTGGGCGAGCCAGATTTCTTCTAGATTCATGAGCATGATTCAAGCATCTAGCTAGAAGAAAAAACGAGCTTGGGGCTTGAAGAAATCTAGCTGTGTGCTAGACTTTGGGCCATGCCGCTTCCAAAACTCCCTACTGCGCGCCGCCGCGAATTGGCCAATCAGGTCGGTGTCGGTGAGCAGTATCTCTATCAGATTCTTCGCGGAATTGGTGTTGCGAGTCCCGCGCTGGCGCGCAAGCTGAATGCTTTTGAGCCGCTGTTGAGGCTTCAAGACCTCCGCCCAAATGACTGGAATGACCTCTGGCCGGAGCTTGCCGACCCCAAGCCAAACCAGCCCCAAGCCACCGCCCATCAAGCGCGGGTAGCTATCAATTCCGAAGCAATGGAGGCCGCCCATGGGTGATGCGCCCAACGCCCCGCGCCGTGGCCTGTCGCCCCAGGCGGTGATGGCCTCGCTCAGCGCCGAGCGCGCTGCAGTTCTTCGTCGTTCGGCAGGATGGTGTTTTGCGCCGTCGCCAGTGCATTGGTCATTGCGTCTGGCCATGTGCCTGCCAGCGCTATTCCGGCAAATCGGTCGAGGTGTTCGCACACTGTCTCGATCGCTTTCTCTGGGTCGGGGTGGCAAGCAATGAGGGCGCGTATGGCTACCTGTGCTGCCAGCACCTTGCCCTCCAGCGCCTCGATGCGTGCGCGGGCTTCTTCGTCTTTCATTTTCTGCCTTGGTGGGTTTGTGTTCAATGGCAATAAAGCGCCCGCCCATCAAACGCGGGTAGCTATCAATTCCGAAGCAATGGAGGAGGCCGCCCATGGGTGACGTCTTCGCCCGCATCGCTGTGCTGGATGCGGTGTATGGCCGCGTCAACCTGCGCCGGGTGTTCCCCGTAGGGCAGCCAGCTCCCGAACGTATCGCTGCCGATCTGATAGCAGGGTTGACCATTGCTGCCAAACATCCGGCCGTTGCATGTCTGGCGGCAGCCCTTCGGCAAGCCGTAGCAGCGCAGCGTCGTATTCCTCCGCAATCGCAGGCAGGGCCTGCGGATCCACTCGATCCAGTAGCGCCTCCAGCATCGCCTCGGTGGCCAGCTGGCGGTTCAGGTGCGTCAGCTGCGTGTTGTTGATCTCTGCAATGGCCTGCATCACCTGTTTCTCGAATGTCATGGGCGCCCCTCTCGGTGGGTGGTGTGAAGTGAGACGTGCATTGTCTGCCGTCTGCGGGCGCCCGCCCTTTCTCTCCGTAGGAGGTCCCCATGCCTGAGCGCCTCATGCTCGCCCTGCTCGACCGTGCCGAGGGCTGGGCCAACCGCGCCGGCAACACGCTGGTGCGCCGCAACCAGTGGACGCCCGCCGCCTTTGCCGTGGGCCGCAAGCCCGAAGAGCGGGCGCTGCTGTCCGCTGCGGCCGAGGTGTTCGACCTGATCGGCGCCACGCCCGAGGGCTGCGTGCTGATGGCTGAGCTGGGGCTGAACCCCGAAGCGGGTGCGCTGCCCTCGCACGATGCCTTGGCCGCCCGGTATGCCGAGCACCGGGCGCGGCTGGCTGATGCGGCTGGGGGTGTGGCGTGATGGTGCTGCACGGTCATGCCTCCAGCAGTTGCTGCAGCCGTGCCAGTGCGTTCACTTGTGGTGGCGGCGCGCTGCCGGTGGCCTGCATGCGCTCGCGGGCCAGGGTCATCCAGCGCATCAGCGCGTCGGCATTCAGCTTGCCTTGTGCATCCAGCACAAACACGAGCTGCTGCGCAAACAGTTCCAGCGCGGCCACGCGGTCGGGCAGTGTGGGTTCAACGTGTGCCGCTGCGGCGGCTTGAGAGGGGTTTGAGTTCATGAAGGCAACTATCTCTGTTCCTGCCGGCCTTGCCTATGTCGATGGCGAGTCCGTGCCCGACACGCCGCAGTTGATGAGCGTGCCCGATGCCATCTATCACACGGTGCACAGCTACCCCGGCGGCGTGGCTGCGCTGGCGGCGCGCATGGGCCTGCCGGTGGGCACGCTCACGCACAAGGCCAACCCGAACAACCCCACGCACCACATGCGGCCCGATGAGCTGGTGGCCATGCAGCATTTCAGCGGCGATGCGTCGGTGCTCATGGCCATGGCTGCGGCGCTGGGCTATGCCGTCACACGGGCCACGCCAGACCAGTCCGGCGGGCACCTGGGCGCCGCGCTGGTGCGCTTCCAGGTCGAGGTGGCCGACTTTGTGCGCGCTGTGGGCGAGCCTGCCGAGCGCCTGGCTGAAGACCCCGCCAAGCACGCTACCGGCAACGAGGTGCGCCGGGCCGACTACCACGCCCAAGAGGTGCAGGCCGCCATGAGCCACACGCTGGGCGCACTGCGCGGCCACATGCGCCCGGCGCCCAAGGCGGGGGCCTGATGCCATGCAGCAACTGTGTGCAGTCCGAACATTCAGCCCGGCAGGGCAGGGCGCCATGGGGTGGTTTCAGCATGTCGTGCGTCCATTGCTGCGCCCGCCTGGTGCGGTCAGCGCGGCCCTTGCGGATGGCCCAAGAGGCCATGCTGGCCTGCATTGCGCGCCACCAGCCCGACGCCCCTACACGGGCGGATGTTTTGCAGGCCCTGAAGGCGCTGGATGCGGGCTGAGCCTGGACGAGATGGTCATTGCCGCCCGTGTGGCGGGCGAGCCCATGAGCTGGGAGGTGTAGCCGTGGCAAACCTCAAGCTGGATATTCGCGTGGAGAACCTGGACAAGGTGCGCAAGGCGCTGGACATGCTGAGCGGGCCGCAGGCCCGCGTCGCCTACGCCAAGGCCATCAACGACACCGCCTACAAGGTGCGCCGCGAGATGCAGGCCGACATGGGCCGCAGCTTCGACCGCGTTACGCCGTTCATCCAGCGCAGCCCCAAGGTGTTCGAGGCCACGGCCGACAAGCTGAGCGCCAGCATTGCCCCCACGCTCGACACCCGCAACCGGCCCGGCACAGGCGGCAAGGTGGGTGTCGACCCGCAGGATGTGCTGCAGGCGCAAGAGCACGGTGGGCGCAGGCGTGACAAGCGCAGCGAGGTGGCGCTGCGTCGCGCTGGCATCCTGCACGCCGGTTGGCAAACCGCCATCCCGGCCACGCCATACCCGGGCAGCGACGACGGGCGCGGCAATCTGCGCGGCGCCTTCCTGCAGCAGCTGCTGAGCTACCTGCAGGCGTACAGCGAGCAGGGCTATAAAGCCAACATGACGGGCAAGCGCATGCGCGGCCTGCAAAAGGGCACGGCCAAGCAGGCAGGGCGCCGTTACTTCGTCAGCTACGGCAAGTGGCGCGACGGGCGCAGCAGCCACTTGGCGCCGGGCATATGGGCGGCATCGGGCACGGGCGGGGCAGACGTGCGCCCGGTGCTGATGTTCGTGCGCACCCCCACGTACCGCCCCCGCCTGAGCATGGAGCGCATCGCCCAGGCGGCCGATGTGCAGGACTACCTTGACCGCCGCGTGCGCTTTCGCATTCGGGAAGCGGCCGGCGTGTAGCCGCGCGCATGTGACCCACGGACACCATGAACCACTACCCCCATCACATCGGCGACTTCAACAGCGCGACCCGGCATTTAACGTTCGTTGAACGGGCGTTGTACCGGGAACTGCTTGATCTGTACTACGACACCGAACGACCGATGAACGCCGATGTTTCCAAGATCGCGCGGCGCGTGCTGGCCAACACCGAGGAACTGCGCGAGGCGCTGGTGGTGGTACTGGAGGAGTTCTTTGTGCTGGCCGATGACGGCTGGCATAACGATCGGTGCGACCGAGAGATTGCATCCTTCCATTCAAAACAAGAGCAGCAAAGCCGCGCCGGGCGGGCGTCTGCGGCCAAACGCACAGGGGGCAGGCCGCCCGATGCGGGCGATGCACAGCCGTCCAACCCGGCCCCGGAAGGCGGTGGCGGTGGTGTCGATGGCGGTTCAACGCCCGTTGAACGCCCGTCCAACGACCGAACCACCAACCAGAACCAGAACCAGAACCATATAAGTCCCCCCAACCCCCCTGCCGGGGGGGCGGTCGGTGGATTGGCTGTCGCCACGGCACTGAGCAGCCACTTCCCCGGTCACCGACGAACCCGCATTGCCGAGGTTGCCGACCTGATCGCAGCCATCGCAGCCGAGGGCCTGGCCACCGCAGAGCAGCTGCTGCAGGCCGCAGAGCAGCAGGCCGCAGAGCTTGGCAAGGACGGCGGCAAGCATGCGCCCAACGTGCTGACATGGCTGCGGCGCAAGGGCTGGCTCGACAGCGCAGCGCTGCCTGCGGGCGGTGGCGTCCCCTCCGACTGGTCCGACTCGCGCAGCGGCATCGAGGCCATGGGCAAGCGCGTGGGCCTGCCGGAGTGGGAGCAGTCGGGCTACCGCCTGCTGTCCGAGTACGAAGCCGAGGTGCGCCGCCGCCTCGCCACACCGCAGGTGCCAGCATGACCGCCACCCGTCACGGGTCCTCCCCAGCTCCCTCCAGTGCGGGTAATTCGCGCCGCCCCTTCGGACTGTTCACCAACCTCCTATAGGGGGTTCCGCTTTTTATGGATGCTCAAATGAATGTTGAATTGATCGCGGTAGAGGCCATCCAACCCAACCCGCACAACAGCCGCCTGCACTCCGCAGGCCAGATAGCGGACATCGTGAAGTCGATCAAAGAGTTTGGCTGGACGATGCCGCTCTTGATCGATGAGGCCGGCGTGTTGCTTGCTGGCCACGGGCGCCTAATGGCGGCCAAGAAGGCGGGAGTGACCGAGGTGCCGTGCGTGCGCAAGGTCGGGCTCACGCCTGCTCAAAAGCGCGCGTACGTCATCGCGGACAACCAGCTGGGCCAGGGCTCAACGTGGGACGAGAAGATCCTGAAGATGGAGCTGCAAGAGTTGATGTCGATGGACTTCGATGTCGGCCTCCTGGGCTTCGACGGCGAGGAGCTCAACGACCTGCTGGCCGCCACCTTCGACGATGAAGATGTGGGAGCGTCTGCGGGCTGGACTGAGGAGGATGACGTCAAACCTGCGCCTGCTGTGCCGGTCACGCGCAGGGGCGATGTGTGGGTGATGGGCAAGCACCGGCTGATGTGCGGTGACAGCACCAGTGCCCAGGACATGGCTATCCTTGCTGCTGGCCTGGTGGATCTCTGGTTGACCGACCCGCCATACAACGTCGCCTATGAAGGCGGCACCAAGGACAAGCTCAAGATCCAGAATGACGACATGTCGGACGGCGAGTTTCGCAAGTTTCTTGCCTCTGCCTATGCCGCCGCAGACAGCGTCATGCGCCCAGGCGCTGCGTTCTATATCTGGCACGCAGACAGCGAGGGCTTCAACTTCCGCGCTGCTGCCAAGGACGTCGGCTGGCCCATCCGGCAGTGCCTGATTTGGCGCAAAAACTCGATGGTTCTGGGCCGTCAGGACTATCAGTGGCAGCACGAGCCGTGTCTGTACGGGTGGAAACTGGGCGCTGGCCACACATGGCACGGGGGTCGAAAGCAGACCACTGTGCGCGATCTGCCTGAGTACGGCGTTCCGTTGCTGCAGCTGCCCGATGGGCGGTGGCAGTTGTCTGCCGGTGGGCGTGTGTACGTGATCGGTGCCGATGCGGCTGTCGAAGAGGTGACGCCAAGCGTCATCAACGAGGCCAAGCCAAAGACCAACGATTCACACCCCACCATGAAGCCTGTGGCACTGTTCGAGCGTCAGCTGCTCAATAGCTCGGGACCAGGGCAGGTGGTACTCGACAGCTTTGGTGGAAGTGGTACCACCTTGATCTGCTGCGAGAAGCACCACCGCCAGGCTCGCCTGATGGAGTTGGACGAGAAGTATTGCGACGTCATCGTGAACCGCTGGCAGGAGTTCTCCGGATCTGTGGCCGTGCTCGAGGCCACCGGCGCCACCTTTGAAGATACCCGCGATGCTCGTTTGGTTAGCGAGGTTGCTTGATGAACGCGCCGGGCATGTCCACCGTTGGCCACGACGCCGCCTCTGCGCTGCTGCAGGTTGCGCCCGACCAGCTGCATCGGCTGGTCGCGTCTGGNGTGGTGCGCCGGGCTGCCCCGGGCAAGTACGTGCCGGCCCAGCTCATCCGGGATTACATCGCCTGGTTGCATGCCGAGCCAGAGCGGCGTGACCGTTCTCCGACGCAGTCGGAAATTGCCGAGCACCTCGACATGAGCGATCGGAATCTGCGCGACTTGCTGCAGATGCTGGATCTCGACCACAAGCAGGCCAGCTTGAGTGCCATCCGAGTCGGCTATATCCGGAGATTGCGCGAGCAGGCAGCGGGTCGTGTCGGCTCTGAGGATGGTGGCCTCGACCTGGTTCAAGAGCGCGCCGCCCTGGCCCGTGAGCAGCGGGAAGGCCAGGCCATCAAGAACGCTGTGGCCCGCAAAGAGTTTGCCCCGGTGGGCCTGCTGGCCGATGTTCTGGGCATGGCTGCCAGCGCCGTGGTTGACCGCTTCGACCAGCTGGAGGGCGCGCTGCGCAAGGCCTGCCCCGACCTTCCCGACGACGCCAAGACCACCGTGCAATCGGTGATTGCCGCCGCCCGCAACGAATGGATACGCAGCACCGAGCGCCTGGTAACCGATGGCCTGGACGCCATGCTGGCCGCGCAGGACGAAGACGACACGCCCGAGCTGTTCGACGAAGACGCCACCGCATGACCACCCTGCCCACCATCCACCCCGAGACGGCCGAAGCCATCAAGGCCGCCGTGCGCCTGGGGCTGGAGAGCCTGCGGGCTGAGCCGCCGCAGCGGCTGGGTGATTGGGCGCGCGACCACTTCAAGCTGGCGGGCGAGAGCAGCCACACCAAGGGCGCCTGGGTGGCATGGGCTTTCCAGGTGGGCATTCTCGACTTCATGAGCGACGACCGGATCGAGGAGCTGGACGTGATGAAGGCCAAGCGCGTGGGCTACACCAAGATGGTGACCGCCTACATCGCCTACAACGTGGCCCACCGCCGCCGCAAGCAGGCCCTGTGGCAGCCCACAGACGATGACCGTGATAGCTACGTCAAGAGCGAGATTGACCCGGTGCTTGACCCCCTGACGGGCGTGCCTGCCGTCAACAAGGCCCGCAGGCGCGGCAAGGGCGCCAGCGAAGAAACCATCAAGTACAAGCCCTTCCGCGATTCGGCCCTGCACCTGCTGGGCGGCAAGGCATCGCGGGCGTATCGGCGCATCACCGTGGCCGCGGCCATCCTCGACGAAATCAGCAAGTTCGACCGCAGCATTGAAAAAAGCGGCCCGCCGCGCGGCCTGGCCCGTGGGCGGTTGGAAGGTGCGCCATACCCCAAGCTGGTATGCGGCAGCACGCCCCTGCTCAAAGGGCTGTGCCACATCGAGGACGCGGTGGACGAGGCCGAAGGCCTGGTGCGCTTCCACATCGATTGCAAGCACTGCGGGCTTGGGCATCCGTTGATGTGGGGTGGCAAAGACAAGGCGCACGGCTTCAAGTGGGAGCGCGGCAACCCCGCCAGCGTGCGCCACGTCTGCCCGCATTGCCGCAAAAGCATCACCCAGGCCGACTACATGCCCGGCGGCACGCCCGTGGGCGGCGCCTGGGTGTGCGAGCGCACCGGAAAGACCTACGGCCCCGACCGCGTGTGGCGCGACAACAAAGGCATGCCCTGCCGCCCGCCGCGCAGCCTGGCCGTGCATGTGTGGACCGCCTACAGCCCGCAGCGCGCCTGGTCCGACATCGTGACCGAATTTGAGAACGCCCTGAAGGCGCTGGAAAAGGGCGACGTGGGCCCCATGCAGCTGTTCGTGAACGAAACCCTGGGCGAGACCTGGGAGCTGGCAGGCGAGCGCACCGACGAACACGCCCTGCAGGCCCGGGCCGAACCCTACAAGCTGTGCACCGTGCCGCGCGGCGCGCTCATCCTCACCGCCGGGGTGGACGTGCAGCGCAACCGCTGGGAAATCACCGTGTACGGATGGGGCAGGGGGCTGGAGAGCTGGGTGGTGGACGTGGCTGTGCTGGAGGGCAACCCGGCCGTGGACGAGGAATGGGGCGCCGTGCTCGAGTACCTGCAGCGCCGCTACCCGCAAGAGGCTGGTGGCCTCACCATGGGCATCAGCGCCACCAGCATCGACAGCTCCGACCAGACCCAGGCCGTGTACAGCTGGGTCAGCAAGGCGCAGCACATGCTGAAGAACCTGCGCGCCATCAAGGGCGACGGCAACGACAACGTGCCACTGCTGGGCCCCAGCAGCCTGCAAGAAATCAACTGGCGCGGCCGCAAGGTGGCGCGCGGCATCAAGCTGTGGCGCGTGGGCGTCGATTCGGCCAAAGACTTGCTACTGGGCCAGCTCTCCATTCAGCAGCCCGGCCCCGGCTACGTGCACTTTTCCGACGAACTGCCGCGCGAGTTCTATGAGCAGCTGACCGCCGAACAGCGCGTGCTGGCCCGCGTCAACGGGCGCGAGGCATACCGCTGGATCAAACGCCGACCGCGCAATGAGCAGCTGGACAACCGCAACTACGCCATGCACGCCGCCATGGGGCTGGGCCTGCACAAGTACACCGATGCGCAGTGGGAGAGGCTCGAAGCCGCTGTGCAACCCCCAGCCGACCTGTTCAGCCCGCCGCAGCAAATACAAGTAAAAACAGGCTCTAGCGCTTATGCAGAAAGCGCAAGCAGCTATCAAAATAGTAGCGCACAAGCCCACAAACCACCCACCCCAAAAGGAAAGCCCACGCATGCAGCCACAGACGGATGGTCTTTTGACCGCAGAGCCTGAAGCAACCGCGCCGCCGCTCGACGACGAAGCCGCCACGCTGCGCGACGATGTGCGCTGCATCCTGCTCGAATGCCACCGCGACCGCGCGCTGCAGGCCCTGCACGGCGCAGCCACCAGCGACGCCATCCACCAGCTGGCCGATGCGGTGGCCCGGCGCCTGGCGCCGCGCATAGGCGGGCGGTACGTGCCCAAGCGCGGCGACAGCGATGCACGCGCCAAGCGTGACGCCGCCGTGTGGAAAGCCTGGAACGGGCGCAACGGCGCGCAGATCATGCGCGACTTCGCCATCTCGCGGCGCCTGCTGTATTCCATCCTGTCGCGCAAGCGCAAGGCGTAGCACGGCGCCACTGACCGCGCTGGCCTTTTTGGGCGGTGGCGTAAAAGTAGTGCAGCTTTTTTAGATTTTGCACAGCCATGCGGGCACCCTCGCCCCATGGCATTCACCACCCAAGACCTCGCCGCCATTGATGCGGCCATTGCCTCGGGCGAGCTGACCATTCGCGCCGCCGACGGCAAGATGGTCACCCTGCGCACCATGGCCGAACTGCTGCAGGCGCGCGATGCCATCAAAAACGACATTGCCGCCGCCGCGCCCGCCGCCCAGCGCCGCGCCTACCCGCGCCACCAGCTGGCCGACTTCTCGGACTGACCATGGCCGCAAAAACCCCCCGCAACATCGTGGACCGCGCCGTGGCGTGGTTGTCGCCATCGGCCGCTGTCAAGCGCGCCCAGGCCCGCCAGGTGCTGGCCTACTACGAAGCCGCCCGGCCCGACCGCCTGCGCAAAGGCCGCCGCGCCACCGGCAGCGCCAATGACGAAGTGCTGCAAGCCGGTGGCACCCTGCGCCAGGTGGCCCGCCATCTGGAGCAAAACTACGACCTGGCCCTGGGCGTGCTCAACACCCTGGTGGTCAACGTGGTGGGGCCCAACGGCATCGGTGTGGAGCCGCAGCCACGCAAGGCAGACGGCAGCATTGACGACGCACTGGCCCGTCAAATCCTCATGCTGTACCAGGACTGGTGCAAGGCCCCCGAGGTGACCCGCCAGCACGACTGGCCCAGCGCCCAGCGCCTGCTGGCCCGTAGCTGGCTGCGCGATGGCGAAGTGTTCAGCCAGTTGGTCAGCGGCATGGCGCCCGGCCTGCAGCACGGCAGCACCGTGCCGTTCAGCGTGGAGATGATCGAGGCGGACTACGTGCCGCAAGACCTCAACAGCAGCACGCCCGCCATCGTGCAGGGCATCAGCGTCAACGCCTGGGGCGCAGCCACGGGCTACAACGTGTACAAGGCCAGCCCGCTCGAAGGCGTGGCGCTGCTGGGCGCGTCGCAAACCAAGTTTGTGCCGGCAGACCGCATGCTGCACCTCAAAAACGTGCACCGCATCCGCCAGATGCGCGGCGTGTCGGTGTTCGCCAGCGTGCTGAACCGCTTTGACGACCTGAAGGACTACGAAGAAAGCGAGCGCATCGCCGCAAAGATCGCTGCCAGCATGGCCGCGTACATCAAAAAGGGCGCCCCCGACCTGTACGAACCCGACGCCGATGCAGAGCCGCGCCAGATGAAGTTCCGCCCAGGCATGGTGTTTGACGACCTGAAGGTGGGCGAAGAAATCGGGATGATCGACACCAACCGGCCCAACCCGAACCTGGAGACATACCGCAGCGGCCAAATGAAGGCCATTGCCGCAGGCGCTGGCCCCACCTTCAGCAGCATCAGCCGCACCTACGACGGCACCTACAGCGCCCAGCGCCAGGAGCTGGTAGAGGGCTACGCCGTGTATGCCACGCTGTCCAATGAATTCATCGGCCGCATTGTGCGCCCGGTGTATGAGCAGTTCATTGCCGCCGCCGTGGCCAGCGGCCAGCTGCGCGTGCCTGCAGGCACCCAGCCCGGCACCCTGGCCAGTGCCAGCTACATGCCCCCCGCCATGCCGTGGATTGACCCGCGCAAAGAGGCCGAAGCCTGGGGAATGCTGGAAGACCGCGCCTATGCCAGCGGCCCCGAAATCATCCGCAAGCGTGGCGGCAACCCACTCGACGTTCTGGAACAGCAAGGCCGTTGGCTGCGCGAAAAGGAGGCCGAAGGCGTGCCCGACAACGCGGCCCGCGCCCAGCCCAGCGTGACGCTGCAAACCGAATAGGGCAGAGCAGGGCGCAAAAGTAGTGCAGCTTTTTTAGATTTTGCACACCCGTCCCGGCACATTCACCCCCACACCCACAAGGACAACCATGGCAAAGTGGTACGAACTCAAGGCAAGCATCCCGCAAGCAGCGGGCGAGCCGCCCAAGCCTGCCGAGCTGCTGATCTACGGCAACATCGGCGACCGCTGGAACGAAGACGGCGTGGTGGCCAGTGAGCTGGTGCGCGACCTGTCCGCGCTGGAGGCCGACACCATCAACCTGCGCATCAACAGCTACGGCGGCAGCGTGCCCGATGGCCTGGCCATTTACAACGCCCTGCGCCGCCACAAGGCCGCCATCAACGTCTTTGTGGACGGCGTGGCCATTTCGTGCGCCAGCTACATCGCCATGGCTGGCGACACCATCACCATGGCGAAGAACAGCCAGATGATGATCCACGCCCCTTGGACGTTCGCCTACGGCAACTCCAACGACATGCGCGAGCAGGCTGACATTCTGGACCGCTACGCCAAAGCCATGGCCAGCGCCTACGCCGACAAGAGCGGCAAAACCTACGAAGACGCCCTGGCCTTGCTGACCGATGGCAAGGACCACTGGTACCTGGCAGACGAAGCCAAGGCCGAAGGCTTTGCCGACGAAGTGGGTGAAGAGGTGGCCGTGGCCGCATCGCTGGCCAACAGCTTCGACCTCTCGCGCTTCAAGGCCGCTGCCCCTGCTGCGGCCATCGCACCCCCCCAAGTTCCGCAACCGACTGCAGCTGCAGTCACAACAAAGGAGGCTTCAATGCCCGCAACCGTGCCCGCAGCTGGTCAACCCGCTGCACCCTACGCTCGCACCAAGGACGAAAACACCCAGGTGCTCGCCATGTTCAAGCCCTTCGCATCGCGCCCCGAAATCGCCGCGCTGCAAACCGAAGTGCTGGCCGACCCTGGCCTGACCATTGAAGCCATTCAGGCCCGCCTGCTGACCGAAATGGGCAAGGGCGCCGAGCCTGCCGTGCCGCAAAACTCCTTCCCGAAGATCGAGACGGTTTCTGATGAAGCCGACAAGGCCCGCGAAGCCGCCGTCAACGCCATACTGGTGAAGGCTGGCGTGGTGGCCGACGCGGAAAAGCGCCGCGCCATGTCCGCCAGCAACCCCGCCATGAGCCTCAGCCTGGTGGAGATGGCTAAGGCCGCCCTGGTGCGTTCCGGCATCCGCCACGACCATCTGGACAAGATGGGTGTGGTGGCTGCGGCCTTCACCCAGGGCACCAGCGACTTCCCCGTGCTGCTGGAAAACGCCATGCACAAGACGCTGCAGACGTCCTACGCCATTGCTGCCAACACCTGGAACCGCTTCTGCGCCACCGGCAGCGTGAGCGACTTCCGTGCGCACAACCGCTACCGCACCGGCAGCTTCGGCAGCCTCGATGCCGTCAACGAGCTGGGCGAGTACGTCAACAAGTCCATCCCTGACGGCGAAAAGGGCAGCATCGCCGCCACCACCAAGGGCAACATCATCAACCTGAGCCGCAGGGCCATCATCGATGATGACCTGGGCGTGTTCGTGGGCCTGGCGAACATGTTGGGCCGCGCAGCAGCCCGCACGGTGGAAGCCGATGTGTACGCCCTGCTGGCCCTCAACAGCGGCGCAGGCCCCACCATGGGCGACGGCAAGGCGCTGTTCCACGCAGACCACGGCAACATCACCACCAGCGCAGCCATCACCATGGCCGCCCTGGATCTGGACCGCGTGGCCATGGCATCGCAAAAGGACGTGTCGGGCAACGACTACCTCGACCTGCGCCCCGCTGTGCTGCTGGTGCCCATTGGCCTGGGCGGCACGGCCCGCAGTATCAATGACGCGCAGTACGACCCCGACACCGCGAACAAGATGCACAAGCCCAACATCGTCAACGGCCTGTTCCGCGACATTGTGGACACGCCGCGCCTGTCTGGCAACCGCCGCTACCTGTTTGCTGACCCCTCCGAGGCCCCGGTGCTGGAAGTCGCCTTCCTCGACGGCAACCAGAACCCGTACCTCGAACTGCAGAACAGCTTTGACGTGGACGGTGCCCGCTACAAGGTGCGCCTGGACTACGGCGTGGCCGCTGTGGACTACCGAGGCGCCGTCACCAACGCAGGCGGCTGATAGCTGCCACTGGCCGCCACAGCGCGGCCAGTAAGCCCACCCCCATCAATCGAGGAAACCCAACATGACCACCACATTCAAGCAAGACGGCAAGGTGATCCAGTACACCGCTGGTGCCGACATCAGCGCTGGCGCTGTCGTCAAAATCGGCAACATCCTGGGCGTAGCCCTGACCAACATTGCCAACGGCGCTACCGGCTCCGTGGCCACCGAGGGCGTTTTTTCTGCGCCAAAAGTTGCTGCCGCCGTCATTGCCCAGGGCGAGAGCCTCACCTGGGACGTGTCCGCTGGCGCCTTTGACGGCAAGGCCGCATTGGCCGCCGCGGGCGACGTGACTGGCGCCTGCGCCTTCGCATGGGCTGCTGCTGGTGCCACTACCACCACGGTGCTGGTCAAGTTCACCGGCGTGCCCGGCACCGTTGCCTGATCGCCATGAGCCTGGCCCCCTTCTCCGCCCTTGAATCGCGCCTGAACAGCGCGGTGCAAAAGCACATTGCCAACGCCACCGCTGTGCACAACGGCGGCGCCCCGTTCGGTGTGCTGTTCGACCGCTCCCCTGCCGACCCCTTCGGCACCGGCGCGGTCGATTCAGCGCGCCACGACGTGTCGTTTGTGGCGGCCAATGCGCCGGGGCTGGCAGAGGGTGGCACGCTGGTCATTGACGGGGCGGCCTACACCGTGGCGTCTGGCGTGCAGCCTGACGCGGGCGGCTGGGTCACCCTGTCGGTTTACCCCAAGGCGGCCTGACCATGCTCGCCCTCGAAGCCCCCCTCAAAGCCCGCCTGCAGGCGCTGCCCCAGCTGACCGGCTGGGCGGTGCGCATGGGCACCGAGCATGCCGACCGGCGCGTGGTGCCTGCGGCCGATGTGCGCTGTGCGGGCGCATCGGTGCCAGACCGCAAGTCTGGCGCCGTGATGGTGGCGCCTGAGTGGCAAGTCACGCTGGTGCTGCGCCGGGGTGATGACGCCGCCGCGCTGCTCGACGCAGCCATGGCCGCTGTCATCACCAGCCTGCACAACTGGCAGCCCGGCCAGCAGGGCGGGCGCGGGTGGGAGCCATGGAGCCTGGCGCGCATCACCGAGCCGCTGCTGAGCGACGACGGATTGACGGGCTACGAACTCACCTTTTCGACCGGTGCCCGGTACATGGGCCAGCAATGAACATGAGCGAATCCACCCAAAAACTCCACCGCGCCCTGCTGCGCGCTGCCAAGGCGGCCATTGCAGCGTGGGAGCGGTGGCTTACCACCCAAACCGCGCAGCAGTAAGCAGCGCACGCGCCCCGGCCGCAGGCCCTCGCGCACCAGTCACCGTTAAACCCACCGGGCACGCGAGCCGCCCACGCCACCCACCACAGTGGCCCCAGCGGCACCCAGGCCTCCCCGGACTTGCAACCCAGCAACTCCGGAGAGCGCTATGCCAATCACCAACATCACCAACGAGTACGCCATCCCCCGGGGCCGCGTCTACTTCGACCGCTTCGACGCCAACGGCCTGCCCACAGGCGAGATTCCCCTGGGCAATTGCCCCGGCTTCACCTTCACAGCAGAGACCGAAAAGGCCGAGCACTTCAGCTCCGAGAGCGGCCTGGCCGAAAAAGACGCTGCCCTCATCGTCAAGGTCAACCGCACCGGCAGCCTGACGTGCGACAACTTCAGCCTCGACAACCTGGCCTTGTTCGTGTCGGGCAGCACCGAGACGCAAAGCCAGACCGCTGGCGACGTGGTGGACGAAGCCCACACCGTGCACCAGGGCCGCATTTACCAGCTGGGCGTGAGCAACAACGCCCCGGCCGGCGTGCGCAACATCACCGACGTGGTGGTCACCAGCTCTGACGGCCTCACCACCTACGTGGCGGGCGTGGCCTACAACACCGACCTGGACCTGGGCCGCCTGCAGATCATTGCCGGTGGCCCCATTGCCGACGCCACCGCCATCAAGGTGGACTACAAGACCACGCTGAAAAGCTGGACCCGCGTCAAGTCCGGAGCAACCGCTGAAGTGTCGGGCGCCCTGCGCGTGATTGCCGACAACGCCAGCGGCACCAACCGCGACTGGTTCATGCCCAAGGTCACCCTCACCCCCTCGGGCGAGATCCCGGTGATTCAGGAGGGCACCGACTTCACCACCATGGAATTCGGGGTGGAAGTGCTGAAGGCCGCCAACCGCGAAGCCCTCTACATCGACGGCCGCCCAGCCGCCTGATCGCCCGCAGCACGGCGCCTGCTGCGGCGCCGTGCGGCTCCAAGTGCTGCCCAGGCCCGGCAGCAGCTGAAGCCGCCGCACTGCCCACCACCCCACCCGAAAGCACCCGCCCGTGGCAATGAAGCCCATTCAGATTCTGATCAACGCCAAAGACAACGCGTCTGCGGTGTTCAGTGGCCTGCAGGGCAAGGTGGCCGCCGTGGGCGCGGCCATCGCCACGTACTTCGGCATCAACGCCTTCGCGGGCGTCGTGAGCGGCGCTGCCGACCTTGAAACGGCCATGAGCCGCGTGCAGGCCGCTACGGGCGCCACGGGCGAAGAAATGCAGGCCCTGCGCAAGGCCGCAGAGGACGCGGGGGCCAACACCAAGTACACCAGCACCGAAGCCGCTGGCGCGCTGGAAAACCTGGCCAAGGCGGGCCTGAGCGCTACCGACGCCATTGCCACCCTGCCCGCCGTGCTGAACCTGGCCCAGGCGGGCGACATTGGCCTGGCCGAATCGAGCGAGCTGGTCACCAAGGCCGTCATGGGCATGGGCCTGGCCTTCACCGACGCGGGCCGCGTGGCCGACGTGCTGGCCCTGGGTGCCAACGCCACCAACACCAGCGTGCTGGGCTTGGCCCAGGCGCTCAGCTACGCCGCCCCCGTGGCGCAAAGCCTGGGCCTGTCGCTCGAATCCACCGTGGCCATCATCGGCAAGTTTGCCGATGCAGGCATTGACGCCAGCCGCGCGGGTACCGCGCTCAACAGCATCCTTTCGCAGTTCAGCAACCCGGCCAGCAAGTTCCGCGAAGAACTCAACGCCGCAGGCATCACCACCGGCAATTTTGAAACCGCCCTGCACCAGCTGGCCGCCGCAGGCCCCGCTGGCAGCAAAGCCATCAACGCCGTGGGGCAAGAGGCCGGCCCGGCCCTGCGCGCGCTGCTGAACCAGGGCATGGGCGCGCTCGATGGCCTGACCGAAAAGCTCAAAACCGCCGAAGGCAGCGCCGCCGCCACAGCAGCGGTCATGCAGAACAACTTGAACGGTGCGCTCAGCGGCCTGAGCAGCGCGTGGGACACCGTGAAAAACGCCCTGGGCACCCCTGTGCTGCCCGTGCTGCAGCAGGGCGTGGAGCAGCTCGCCGGGGCCTTCCGCACCGCCGTGGCAGACGGCACGGTTACCAAGTTCGGCGAAGCCATTGCCACCGCGTTCCAGGCCGGCATCAAGTGGGTGCGCGAGTTTCTGGGCACGGTGGATTTCACGGCCGTGCTGGCGCGGCTGCAGGTGTTTGCCGACAACGCCAAGCAGCGGTTTGACGAGTTCGGGCAATACGCCACCAACGCGGGCAACATCGTCAAGACCGCCTACGGCGTGATGAGTGCTGGCGCCAATGTGGTGCTGGTCGCCATCTATGGGATTGGAATAGCCTTTGCCGAGACGTCTGCAGGCATCGTGCGCGCGTCGGCGTTCATGTCGGAGTCGCTGGCAAAAATTGCTTTTGGCGATGCAAAGGAGCGGCTCATCCGGGAGGCCGCGCAAATGCGCGAAGTGCTGGCGGGCCTGACGGGCGTCAGTGAGGAGTTCGGCAAGAAGGCTGCAGCGGCCCTTGATGATGCGACGGATGGTGCAAAGATTGCTGGAGAGGGTTTCTCTGGCCTGACCGACGAGGTGAAGGGCACAAAAAAAGCGCTTGAAGAACTCAAGGATGCCACCGAAGCTTCCAAGAAAGAACTCGCGGCCTCAAATGAGGAGTTCCGAAAATCCGAGGTTCTTTACAGAAAGCAGGAAGAAGCAACCGCTGCAACTGCCCGCGCCACGGCAGAGCACGCCGAAAAAATCAGGCTTTTGCAGGAAGCGTACGAGGGCTTTATTCGGGCCGGTAACCTCAATGAAGCCATCATCACTTTCGATGAGCTGACCAAGGCGCAGCGTGCTGCGGCTGAAT